TGGATTGAAACCGATCTATGATATTTCTTCTAAGAATAATCCACTTCCTTGGACTGAGCACTGGATTTCTTCTAAAGGTCTTCAAGTTGCTCCACAGGAAACTGAAGTTGAAAGTTATCTTGTTGGTGGCATCAAACAAGACATGAAAAAAGATACATTCGCTGGTTTCCAATTATAATATGGAACATTTATCAGATTACGTTTTGAATATTAAAAATTATTTGAGTGAAGATATTTGTTTAGAAATAATAAAATCATTAGATACTATTTCTTTTCATAGACATACTTATCATAATCCAAGTAATGAAAATGTTACTCACAATGGAAATGAAGAATTGTGGATTTGCCACAATAAAAATATTTCTATCTCAATTATTAAAAGATTTTCATATGCATTTAGGCGATATGATATGAAAATTAAATCTCCATATGTGAATTTTTCAGAAAGAACTGAAAAATTTTGGTCTGAACCGAGGTTTAATAAATATGACGTTAATACTAAAATGGATGAGCATGTTGATCATATTCATACTTTATTTGATGGTAAACGAAAAGGAATTCCAATTTTAACTTTATTGGGATTCCTAAATGATGATTATGAAGGGGGAAATTTTTATCTTTGTGGTAAAAAGATGGAAGTTTCTGCTGGTCAATTGCTTATATTCCCATCAAATTTTTTATATCCACATAGAGTTGATCCAATAATTGATGGAACAAGATATTCTTGGGTATCTTGGATTTGGTGATAAATACCCCGAAAGGGGTATTTTTTTATGCGCTCACAAGAAACTGAAGTTGAAAGTTATCTTGTCGGTGGTATCAAGCAAGATATGAAAAAGGATACATTCGCTGGTTTCCAATTATGAGTACTAAAATTGGAAAATATGGGTTTCATATACGAGACATGGGAAATGTTCAAGAAATGTATGATAATAAAGTAATTGAAGAACTTTATGGTGATGATTATTACTATAATAATATTTTTAAATATAAAACATACATTGAAGATCAGATTGTTTTAGATTTAAAATCTTATGTTGGATGTATGGCAAAACTATTTTTAGAGTGTAACGCAAAAAAAGTAATTTGCGTTGAGCCAAGTACAAACCATATAGAATGTTTAAAAAAAATCTTGAAAAAATATCTACAGAAAAAGTTGAAATTTTAGAGGGTGCTGTTGATATTAAATCTGGAATAACTACATTTTACGAATATAGAAATAATTCTGCAGAAAGTACAATCGTGAAGCAAAAATATATTAATTCTCTAAGTAATAGAACAAACAAATCTGTATTTGAAAGAGTTAATAAAATTTGTATAAAAACCTTTGGATTTAATGATCTAATAAAATATTACAATCCAACAGTTGTAAAAATAGATATAGAATGTTTTGAATGGAAATTGTTACAAAATCCACCACCACCATCCATAAATCTAATGATTATAGAATGGCATAATACTTTATATCCAGAATACGATGTGCGAAAACTTCCACAATGGATAAATACTTGGCATACATTATTTGACAATCAAAAAATTGTTTTGAATTGTCAAACTAAACAGATAAATTCTGGAAGAGATATTATTATTGCAAATGTTTTATAATTTAAGGAAACAAAATAAATTTGAAATTCAAATTGAACTTAGTGACTATTGTAATTCTAAGTGTCCTGCTTGTGCTAGGTTTACAGATGGGAGAAATGGACTAATTGCTTCAAAAACTGTAGATAAACACGAAATTTCATATGAAAGTTTTTCATCATGGTTTTCATCAGATTTTTTACAAAATAAACTGCTAAAACTAAGAATAAATGGGCAAGTAGGAGAATCTACTTTATGTAAAGATTTATTTCAAATTGTAAGATATTTTGGCGAAAATAATCAAAACATTCAAATAAGTACAAATGGTGGAACTCATGACAGAATATGGTGGTATAAACTTGGAAAAGAATTTTCAAAAATAAAAAATTCCAAAATTGTTTTTGCTATCGATGGACTAGAAGATACGCTGTCCATGTATAGAATAAATGTAGATTTTAATAAAGTAATTGAAAATGCAAAATATTTTATATCTTCGGGGGGTAATGCTGAATGGAGAATGATTACGTTCGAGCATAATCAACATCAAGTAGAAGATTGTAGAAGATTAAGTGAGAAACTTGGTTTTTCTTCTTTTGTAGTTCGTCCAACAGGAGGATTTACCTCTAATAATGAACTAAAATTTACGTATAGGGGAAAAGATGGAGTTCTAAAACCACCATCAAATTTAGAAAATATTATGAAAGTTCCAGAAACTTTATCTCCAACGGAGATAGAATGTTCTGCAGTCATGGATACAGATGGTAATTTTATTAATAGATTGACGATTGATAATAGAGGTGTTGTCCATCCATGCTGTTTCTTTTCTTATGAATGTAGACGAGTATATCATAAATTTTATGAAACAGGAAATCCAGACTACCCACCAGAATTGGGTGTCGGAAGAAGAACTAATATGTATTATAATTCTGTTGCCAATCTTTTAGAAGAACAAGGTGGAATAAGAAGTATATGTTTATATTATTCAACTCTAGATGAAATACTTTAAACTCCATTTTATAAAGAACGTTTAGAAAAATCTTGGAATAAAAAATATCATAATAGTGATCTTTCGGTGTGTGGATATATGTGTTCTAAGAAAGTAGATGATATTGGTAATTATCATCGTATGGGTAAGGGATATGTACAACATGCCTTGATATAAATACCCCGAAAGGGGTATTTTTTTATGCGTCCACAATCTGCTAAAGCGAAAGGCAGAAGATTGCAACAATGGGTTCGTGATCAACTGATTGAACATCTTGAGGTACATCCAGAAGACATTGAAAGTCGCAGTATGGGTGCTGGTGGTGAAGATCTTATCATGGCTAGGGATGCTAGACAGAAATTTCCTTTCTCTATTGAGTGTAAGAACCAAGAGAAACTAAATATTTGGGACGCATATGAACAGGCTTGCGCTAATTCTGGTGATTATGAGCCTATAGTGTTTATAAAAAAGAACGGTAAAAAACCTTTAGTTGTATTAGACGCAGAATACTTTATCAGGAGTAAAAAGAATGTCAGTGACCCTAATTGATTTTTTTAAGTATTACGACGAGACTAAAGCAAATCATATTGCTGCAGTTGGACTATTGTCCCAAGCAATGCCTCCCGATCTCAAGAAACAGAATTGTGAATGGGTAACAAAATATCGTGGTGGTAATGCATTTGGCGGAAATGTAGATCTACATAAGTTCTTTGAGTTCTTTAGTGAGCGTAATCCTAATCATGTTGCTGCTGTAGAAATTCTTAGCAAATCACTACCTGCAAATCTTTTAGCAGACACTGCTGCTTGGGTAGAAAAATATCGTGAAAGACCAACAATTCCAAACGTTCTACCAGTTCCTTACTATAATCAGGTAGACAACTATAGAGATGCTCATAGAACATGCAACAGTTCTTGTTGTGCAATGTGTTTGGAATACTTCAAACCAGGAACTCTAATAGGTCCTAAGGGAGATGATGCTTACGTCAAGAAAGTATTTGCGATTGGTGACACGACAGATCACTCGGTTCAAACCCGTGTTCTACAATCTTATGGTATCAAGTCACGTTTTAGTTACAATCTTTCTTTTGCTGATCTTGATCGTGAACTTGCCGCTGGGAGACCTGTTGTTATCGGGATCCTTCATCGCGGTTCTTTATCTGCACCTACTGGTGGGCACATGGTTGTAGTCATTGGCAAAAGAGGATCTGATTACATTGTAAATGATCCATATGGAACTCTAAACGATGGATATACTAGTGCAGTTGCAAATGGTAAACAGACTGTTTATACTAGATCTGTTCTCCAGCGTCGTTGGTGTCCTAAAGGTAATGATGGATGGGGAAGGATTTTTGATCATCCAGCACCCGTAAAAAAGTAGTGTCGGCAGTGACAACCACTGCCAATGCCAACGAAAATGCCAATAAGGAAAATAATGCCAACGAACTGCCCGAAGTTGGCATTAGATTGATCAAGGAATTTGAAGGATGTCACTTACAAGCATATCCAGATCCTCATACTGGAGGATTACCAATCACTATTGGTTGGGGATCTACACGTAAAAGAGATGGAACTCCATTCAAACTTGGTGATAAAATCACCCAGAAAGAAGCAGATGAACTGTTACTAGATCAATGTAGAAATCAATTTCTACCAGCACTCAGAAAAATTCCTCATTGGAATGAAATGAATGATAATCAACGTGGAGCACTTCTTTCTTTCGCATATAATTTAGGAGCAAATTTTTATGGAAGTATAGATTTCAATACCATTACAAGAAGATTGAAGTTCAAACAATGGGATGCTGTTCCTGATGCACTGTATCTTTATAGAAATCCTGGATCAAAAGTAGAAGCAGGACTAGCACGTAGAAGAAAAGCAGAAGGCGATCTTTGGAAAAAACTCTAATACAAAGAGGTAAAAATGCCACGCGAATTCAATACGGAATTTAGAGAACCGTGGAACCCAGTTATAAAAAAATGTTTAGACGCGATTGATTTACACACTAGATTGCATCTAGAAACTGGAGATCCTTTCCATTCTTTCCAGTGCAATCTTTTACGTCAATATCTTTATAATCTAAAGGATTGGATACATCAAACAGAACCAGAAGCATGGCATAGAAAAGAATGATCCACATACCAGAAATGATCTTGACAAGTCCAATAGGACTTGGTATACTGGGGTTTCTGTTGATCGTTGTCCCAGTCATCGGAATTTCTTTGATCCACGGAAATCTTGACAAAAGATAAATAATCACTTATAATGTAACATCGCTTTACAGCGATTACATCATGAGATTTTGATGTGACAATTAGAGCCCAGGAGATTGCCCTTTGAGAAAAGGGAAGTGCGCTTTCTCTATTGGGATGTAGAGTTCAATCAATTTTAATGCTTTTCAAAACACTTTCAATTATTGCTTTTGGTCTTGTCGGATTGGCACCCGTAACAGCAAAAGCAGCGAGCGGATGTTCCCTCGCATCACATTATGGAGTTGGTGACGGATATCATGGGCAGACTACTGCCAGTGGCGAAACATATAACGCTTACGGAAAATCAGTAGCACATAGATCATTACCATTCGGAACTAGATTGCGAGTTACAAATCAACGAAACGGTAAATCTGTAATTGTGCGAGTAAATGATAGGGGTCCTTACATTCACGGTAGAACCCTTGACTTGTCTTATGGTGCTTTCTCTTCTATCGCACATCCTGGTCAAGGGGTTGCTAGTGTTTGTTATTCCAGAGTGTAAGTGATAAATATGGGTGAGAGCTGCAGATCTCACCCTAACTATGAAATTCAATTTCCACTTCGGGAAAAAGAAAATAACCATCAGGAATTTAGTCATAGTAGGGATTACATTGTCCACTATTGTTTCTATCCTATCAAACTGTACAGGGGTCAAAGAAGAAACTTTATGGGACTTGGTAGATGAAGTACAACGAGTTCTTCCATATACACCAATCAGAGATGTTATTCTTCGTGACCCCCAAAAAATAGAGCGTCGTGTAAAACGAGACGTAGACAAAGCAATCCGAGACTATGAACGCTTGACAGGTGACGATGGAACTGTTATAATGCTACCACCACGATACTCCGAGTTGCCAGTTGACGAAAGAGTATGCTATACTAGGGAATGTAAATCCCTGGGTGGTGAAATGAGACTAACTGCCCCATGGTATATGTCTCAGTAGCTCAGTGGATAGAGCATCTGCCTTCTAAGCAGTTGGTCGCTGGTTCGACCCCAGCCTGAGACGTTCCTTTACTAGGAAAAATTATGTCACTTATTTCACAAAAAGATCGAGAAAATGTTATTGAGTCTATTGACTTTTATCTCTTTAGTAAAGGAGTTGATTTTTCTGAAGAAAAAAGAGCAGAACTCAATGCACTTCTTAATTGGATAAAACTAGAATATTATAAAAACAAAAAGTAATCTTTGGGGTGTAGCTCAGCGGTAGTAGCGGGATGCTGTTAACATCTAGGTCGCAGGTTCGATCCCTGCCGCCCCAGTTAGGAGGACAGGAAATATCCAGTTCTTCTAAATTGAAAATGCTGGACAAACTTCGGAGGTAAAATCTCTAGAGTCTCCCAACCCATTTGGTGCGTTCCTGAAGACAGGAAGAATAAGGTTTGGTGTTTTCTCTTATTCACTGCCCTCTAATGCAGTGAAAATTGCAGGAAGTGTCTCCTGCGGGTGACAGGCACTTGTTACCCATTTGCCCTTGTAGCTCAGTGGTAGAGCAACGGTTTTGTAAACCGTTGGTCGTCCGTTCGAATCGGATCGGGGGCTTATAAATAAAAAAATAATTTTGGATAAAATTGCACAACCGCTTGGAGAATTCTAATGAAAGTCATATATAATGCGGTTAGACCAGAATTAATTTCCTTTATTAATTTTGAAATTGATGAGTTACTGAAGGAAACTGTATGGTCTTGTGGTAAATCTTTATGGAATAAAGACCTAACTCTTGGTATTTTTGGAACGTGTTTAACTGCTTCATGCAGATTAATAACTACTCAAAAAATAAAAAAGGAACTAAGTTCAAATTTACCTCATGATAATTACACTACAAATTATCATGTTTGGGAAGAAATGTCAGGAATAAATTTTCATAGTGATGAAAAGTATTCTTTTGGAGCAACTTTATATCTGAATGATTGGGATATAAATTGGGGAGGACTTTTTATTTGGATAGATGCAAATAAAAAGTTACATGCTGTGTGCCCTCAAAAAGGAATGCTTGTTATAAATGATCAAAAAGAAAATCATATGGTAACTTCAGTATCTCCTTTAGCACCATACGCCAGAAGATCTCTGCAGATGTTTGGGGCTTGACATCACCCATAATCAGTGCTATGATTGTCAAGTGTGAAGGAAGTGCAACGGGCATGAGTAATCTGTAAGTCCCATTTTTTGTCGGTGTGGCGGAATTGGTAGACGCGCTGGGTTTAGGTTCCAGTGTCTTTATGACGTGAAGGTTCAAGTCCTTTCACCGACATTGGTAGTCCTTAGCGATTAACTAAGTAGACGCCAAGTTAGGTTGTTTGCGCTGGAAAGATAAACCAGAATGCCGCAACCTTTCGCGGAATTAGTTCAGTGGTAGAACGTCAGCCTTCCAAGCTGAATGTCATCGGTTCGAATCCGATATTCCGCTCCAGGGTGATTAGCTCAGCGGTAGAGCATCTCGTTTACACCGAGGCGGTCGGCAGTTCGATCCTGTCATCACCCATATAAATAAGTAAAAAGT